GCCTATTTATAAATTCCAATTTGTTCATTTAATATCTGTCTGATTTCTATTCTTTGCTCCGAACTTAAAACCTCTACATCATTCGCTATATATCGGTTTATCTCTCTTGCCTTTTTTATAGCTTCAATAATCTCATGTTTTTTCATCTGCAATATACTATATTTTTTTGGTAATTCAAACTTTATTTGCTCCCAAAATTCACGGCCAAATGTTTTTATTATTCCATTGTCAAAGCCATGTACATTTCCGCCTTTAAAACTATTACAATGTTCACATCCTAAGTAAATATTCAAAAGATTAAACCTTAAAGCTGGAGTTGAACCGACTGAATGAAAATGGCATCCGTTTATTTTCTTAGGCTCTTTTTGACAAGATATGCAAACCTGACCGTAATCAATTAGCCTTGCAGTTTTGTTTATTTCCTTTTGCAAATCGTTCTTATAATTAGAAATAGCCTTTAAGCTGTGTTTAAGTGCTTTTTTTTCAATCTTTTCCTTTTTTTGGTAAAATGATACTATGTTTTGTTTAGACTTCAATACAGTACAACTAAAGCAATATTTCTGTAAAGCTGTTACGGGATTAAATTCTATCTTACATTCTTTGTTTTTACAAATCTTCATAGTTTATCTATTTTTTGTAAAGTGTTTATAACATTCATCAATAGCATCTTGTATTTGATAGCCTGCTAAAACTAATTTACCTAACATTTCAAGATAAGGCTCTTTATGGTATTTATACAAGTAATCCATTTTATCTATATTAGACTTGATTAATTCTGATATATGTTTTGTAGATTTCATATTAAAATATTTCAAATTTTTCTTGTGAATTGTCTTTGGCTATATATTCAACCATTTCTTCATATAAACTTTTCGGTTTTATCCAACTACTATTATCTAAAATTCCATTGTAATATCTTTTACTTTTTAAATCATAGTCAAATTCAGCGCAACCCTCCACACCCCAATGGTCAAACTTTATTTTTTGTATATGTACGAAAGTTTTATTTGTTTCAAAATCACGATATACACAAATTCCATTATCTGCTTTATTATAAAAGTTTGCGCTCCCTGCAATATCATATAAAGTAGGAACTGTATATTTATTTGTCTGTAAATCCTTTTTAATCTTTGTTGGATGTGCTACCAAAAAACAATGCATATTATTAATTTCACAAAATGTCACTATCTCATCTAAACATTTACCTATATAGCTTGTTTTATCATCTGCGTGTTCTATCTTATTCCACGCATCAATAACAAAGAAATCTAATCCATATCTTTGTTTAATAATTTTTATCTGCTTTAAAATAGATGTTAATGTAAAGTCTTTTTCAGGTTTTAAAAACCAAATATAATTGTTTAAGTATTCCTTTATTTCGTTAACTTCTTCTAAACTTATTCTATTATGTCCATCCCAATGTTTCCCACTTATCTTGCGAACCAACTTACTAAAATGTAATTGAGTAGGTCTGTTTTCAGGACTGTAAAAACAACCACGCCAATTATGCAATATTCTTAATTGTAAACATAAATAGTCTAAAAAATCTGATTTCCCATGTGACGGTATTCCAGTAATCACACTCAAATATCCTTTAACTATGTTTAAATTAAAATTAGGTATTTCTAAGTTCACACCCTTATCTAAACCATTTATATACATATCATCAATCTCATTTGTAACGTCTGATATTGTATAAACACCCTCAATTGGGAAGTGTTGCGCAATAGATTGAACCGTTATAACCGCATTCAAACCGTATTTAATTAAATATTCATTTGCATCCTTACAGTCTGTTATCTCTATAAACTTACATCTCTCAAACCCTAATCTTTCCGCTAAATCATACTTTAACTTTCTGCCTGCAATATCGTTATCTAACCAAAGTAGTATTTCAATCTTATTTTCAAAGTATTCATAACAATTATCTAAATACTGCAAATTATTAGTATTTAAGGTTGCACCATTGGGAACTGAAATAACATTATCAATACCAGCTTCAATTAAACTAAGTGCATCCATTTCACCCTCCACAATAAAACAAGTTTCTGAATTTTTTATACCGTCCAAATTGTAAAATATCAATTCTGCATCTTTGAATAACTTAAACTGCTTTTTAGCATTTCGGTATTTTATGTTAATCAATTCATTGTCTCTAAAATAATTAAACTGTATTACATTTTCTTCTTTCTGTGATTGTGGCATCCATTCAATAGAATCTGTGATACGTGCCTTTAATAAAGTCTTTTGTGATATTCCACGACCCTCAAACCACTTAACTACTTTTTCTGATAATTCAGTTTTATTTTTCCATTCAGGTTTTTTATATTCTATTTTCTGCATTTCATTTTTTAAGAACCCACTCCAATTACAATGGTTACACCTCCACGCCTTTTTATCTAAATTAACACCTAAACATTTGTCTTTTGACTTTTTTCGGGTGTGTGAACATTTAGGACAAGTTGTAGTTATTTCACCTGTAAATTTACCGTATGGTATCTGTATGCCAAAATCTATGTAATTCATTATTGGGTAAATTTAGCAAAAAAAGGAATTTCATCTTTATTTTCAATATGCTTATTTTCATCTTTAAACCAAACGGAATGCATTTTCTGTTTCCAATTTTTAACCTGCTTACCGTTTGAGTCTTTCCAATCAGCTACCGAATAAAAATTAAATGCTTTTATTGCAGATTGTTCACTATATCCATTCTGCTTAAAATATTCTTTAATTAAATCTAAGGTAGGATATAATTGTTTATTTGTATTATTGTATAGTTGTATATCTATACTATCATTGCTTTGACGTGTGCTTTTAACTTGCTTTGTTAAATGCTTTGTTAATGCTTTGTCAAGTGCTTTATTGTGTGCTTTATTAAAATTTGACAAAGCAATTATATTACTACTGTATTGATTTTTAGATTTTTCTATCATTTTTATAAACCCAAATTCTACAAGTTCGTCTAATGTTTTTTTATAGGTATTATAGGAACGAATACCAATAGCTTCTTTTGCCATTGTGGTAGGTAATCCAAAATTCTCTTTCCATCCAAGTCTATTACAATGCTCAATACAGAAGAAATATAAAGCAATGTGATTTGGTGTTACTTTATGAGGATGCTCAAATGTCCAGTTGAAAAAATTACGTGATAAGTTGTATATATCCATTTTGACCTTTTAAATTTCGACCTAAAAATAATTTGCGGATAAGGTAGGTCGTATAACCTTTTACGTGTATGCCTACACAACCGCAATACAAAGATAATAATAAATTTTAATTATGCAAAAGTTTCTTTACTTTTTTTGCATCTGATTTTCGCATTGAGTATTCCGTTACCACAAAAGTAGTTCCATATCTCGTTTTCCCTTTTATAGGATTCTTTATTAAGTCTATTCCGTACTTCTTTTGTATTTCAAACATACGACCTCCCAATCGTAAAGAACCAAAGTCTTTAAGACTTGATAATGCTGTTAACTTTTCACCAGCAATCAATGCCAGTGTAATAGCTTCAATTTGTGTTTTTGCTTTCATAAATTTAATTTAAAATGGTGAATATTCTTTTTTTATCTTAGTTAATAATGGTCTTAATTGTTTGAGCGAATAAAATTTACCCGATAAATAATATCCTTTAGTATATCCTTTTAATTGCATCTGTAATTTTTTACCTGTCTTTAAATTATAAACTTTATTATCATTGCCTATAAAATAATTAGGCTCATTAATTATTTGCCACTTAGGAACTATATTTATTTGATATATATACATTTATAGTTGTGTTGATATTGCGTATATTAACGAGTTATGCCCAATGCTAAACGACATCAGACAAAGCATCATCACATCGAGAAACCATATCCTCAAATTCCGAATTATCTTCACAATCAGGATGAGCATTCATTGAATTTGCAATTCCTTTTAAAGCAACTAAAAGAGCATCGTATTTTTCTTTTGGGAGTATTGCAAATTCCCCAGCGGTTACTTTGAAATTTTTATCCATTTCAAAAGTCCAAGTGTTTTCTCCAAAATCAGCCGTTACAGCTGTTCCGAATTGTGTTTTTAATTTTGACATATTTCTGTTTTTAAAGTTTGACAATCAAAAGCACTGGGCATAACACGTGTTTTGCGTTATGGCGGTTGACGGGCGTAATTCAACCCCCAGAAATTTTTTTTTCCTTGGGGGTATGCCGGCAGGTATGGCGATTTA